TGGAGCCTTTTTATTTCCGTCGCCTTCATCTTTCACATCGCTCTCTTCCCCTTCGCTGCCATCAACTCCCATATCAGACTTAAGCATGGAAATAAGATCTTCTAATTCTCTCATGTTGTCGATAAGATCATCCTTCTCAACAAACTCGGCTTCGTCATCGTACCCATCAAGATTTCCTCTATCTTTTTCAGCTTCGCCTTTCATGTCTTCGGCAGCCTCTTCTCCTTGAACTTCAGCAGCGGCGTCCTCTGCGCCCATGGCAGGCATTTCATCAGATTTCTCATCGTCTTCGTCAGGCATTATTTTCATGCCCGCGTCTTCTCCTCCATCGGGCTCATACTGACCCTCCCCTTTGGGTATTTCCGAAGCCATGCCAGCCGCAGCAGGGGGTACTTCGCCGCCCGCAGCCTCTCCACCCATTCCGGCTTGAATCATCTTCAGGACTTGTCCAATCTTGCCAAGATCGTCAGCAACCTTGTCGAAGTTAAGATAATTCATTAGGCTTGTTTCATGAAGAATAGTGTCATACTCGCAATCCTTAAAAACTCCATCTAAGAAGTCTGAGACATCAATAGCCTCTACACCATTCTTATTTTTAAGTGAATCAGAAAATTCATAAAGAGTCTTCTTAAGAACTGAATTCTTTGGGCTAAGTTTGCCAAGGGACTCAAATATTACAATGTGAGTCTTTACAAGCGAATCAAAAGTTGGAATGTCAGTTAGGTTCTGAACATTGACACCATATTTCTCATTTAATAGATGAGTGACATAATCCTTAACTGGCTTCTTAAATTCAAATACCTTAGCAGAAAATTCCTTGATATCTTTGGATGGCACAGCCTTAGTATCAACAAGTAGATCTAAGTTATTCTCAACAAGGTTTGAGATTTGCTTCTTCGTAGCCATAGCAAAATATGGAATATCGACAATTATCTCTGAGAGAAGCTTCATTATATTTTCATCTGATTCATAGATAAAGGCTGGAAGCTTCTGAACTTTATCATTTGTCAGCCAGACGGTATCTAGCTTCGATTTAGCCTCGACAAGCTCCTTAGTGATTAGCTCGTGCTTGCAGAGATGATCATACAGCGTGTGATTTACAGTCGCTGGAATTTCGTAGTTCTTACTCTCAGCAAGAGAAGCATAAGTAATTTTTGGAGTATTAAATGACTTTGAAATTACTGATGAAAGCTTTATTGTGTTTCTTATTTCTGGAATATTTATAAAGTTTGAAGATTCCCTAAGGAGTTTAACAAGATCATCCTTCATCTCAATAAGTCTAATAAACTCTTCTGATGAAACAATTTTAGTGCGCTCATCAAATCTTTCTATTTTAGAGATAAGTCTATCTTTTACTCTATCAAAGTGAAGTCTAGTCTCCCACAGACCTAGGACAGAATCAAAACTATCTTGTACTTTGGTTAGATCATTCTCAAGCATATCTGCAAGAAATTCACTAACTTTTTTGTCAACTAACTTTGAGTAAATTTCTTTATCCTCAAACAAAGTGGCATCTTCAACAGTAATATTATTTAATTTAAGAGCCTTTTTATCGAACTCGCCACGGATGGCTTGTCCCGACTCAGTTAAATAAGTTACAGTGTTATCTTCTACGTTGAATATTTCAACATTCTCCCGCAATGAACGAGCGAGATAATCACCTAGTTTTATTAGGTTTAGGAAAGTCTTATTACGCGACTCAAATAAGTTAGTTAACATAAAAACCTTTTATCACAAGTATCTAGGGATTTTTAATACTTAAATTTTAATTAATTCCCTTTGAATAGCTAAATCTTTAACAATTTTAATTGCTTCTTCGCTTAAGCCCTCACTTAACATTAATTTAGTTAAGTTAGTGTAGTCCGTTTCTTCAACTTGAGTAGGGGGAATATTTTCCGCAGACTCCTGACCACCAGCCTCCCCAGGTCCAGGGCCAGCCCCAATACCGCCAGGAGGAGGACCACCGGGGGGCATACCACCAGCCATGCCGCCCATCCCAGGAACGGAACCCATTGGAGTACCGGGGGGGAGGTTAGAAGCAATCGCTCCCAAAATCGGGTCCTTAGACTGTTCCTCAAGTTTAGTTTTAATTTCATTTATTTCCTCATCATTCATTTGATAATAAGTCTTGTAGATATATTCTATTGGGAATATATTAAGACCTTTAACGGCTTGAACTAAGCGAGCTTTCTGCTCATCTATATCCAACTGTCTCTTAGCAGACATATCGGAGGGTTCAGGAAGTTTAATCTTTAACTTTGAAACCGATAGCGGTGGAAAACCTTTAACAAGAAGATGACGTTTAAGTATTGCTTCAAGTCCAATTTCAATGCATTTCTGCACACGAAGAATCACTCTAGCAAACTTAACATCAAGCTGACTCAAATTAGCCTTTCTTTCAGGTGATTGATCTTTTTCAACAATGTAATCTTTTGGAATTTTTAAAGTTGCTAAAAGCTTGTCTCTAAAGTACTTAACATCATCAACTTCTCCAAGATTTTCAGCACCTTTGAGAGTGTCTATTTTTGTTCCAGACCCCTTTCCATTTACAGCAACGAAAAAATCCTCGTCCTGTGATAGTGGATTAAATCTAGCATCAATTTCTCCAGTTGTACGATTAAAATACTTCTGCTTTTTAAATTTACCTTTTTGCATCTCAAGGTAATGTTCAGCTTTAGAAGCTGGGAGATTTCCAACATCAACGTAGAATATCCTTCTTTCTGGGGCGCGAGATAATCTGTAAATTAACATCGCGTCTTCCATCATCTTTAGTGACTTATAAATAGAGCGAGCAGCGGAAGCAATAGATTTACCATATGGATAAAAGGTTGGGTTAGATGTAAACATTCTAAAGTGTACAATCTGATTCTTGTCAAGTGGGACTACCAATCTTTGACCAGTTACTGATCCCATTTTTCCAAAAATTGTGTTATCAGCTTGCATTGGAATTTCTTGCAAAAAGTCTGTAAGAATTCCAAAATTATTTTCAATTCTATAAATATAGTTTGGATCTAAAATTTTTATTTTCTGAATTCCACGCTTAATGTTGTCAACATCTACGACAAGCTCTATAAAACAATCACCATACTTAACTGTGTTTCTAACTATATCCCAAATAAAAGTTGTAAGAGAAATATCCTCAAAAAATGTCTCCGATTCTTCTTTAATTAATTGATCGCTAGATTCTATTTGCAAATTAGATCCATCAAGATTCTTTTGAGTTGAATCATCAGCATAAATATCGAATGCAGCAGCCACCTCAGGATAACTATCCATATCCTCAAATTCTTGGTATCTACGCTTACGCTCTATTTCTTCTTCATTTACTGGGATTAACTGAGTAGATTTAAACGGTGATATACTTCCTACAGCAGTTCTTCTTAGGATAGTATCGCCCTCTAAGGGGTGTGGGTCGGAAGGCTCTATTTTAAGTGGAGTAGTTCCATCCTGATCAATATCTGGTTTGGGTCGCCCAGTTAAAAATTTAGCAAAGAACTTACCAGTGCGGCCTATGGGATAATACCATGATCCGAACCAACTTGATATACTCCCACGGCTGGGACTGAATTCAGTATAACCTTCGTTTAACTTAGTAGCCATTTAAGATCTTCTTCGTGTATTAAACCACCTGGAGTTCTAATAACATATTTAGACTGGGAGATAGGCATAATAAATTTATTATCTTCATTTGGTCTATGGCTAATCATAGGTGTGTGGGTTCTTAATTCATTAAAACCATGTACCGCTAACGCTAAAGAGATAATTAAATCATCGTGGCAGTTAACATCTGCTGTATAACGACCAGATTCATCAATAATAAAAGTTAAAAGTTCATCTACTGTTCGCTCTGAGTTTAATTTAATTTTATTTAACCTTATAGCCTCATCCATATTGACAAGCATTTGGCGTCGATTAACATCCGCAACCTGTATCCCCGGCTCATGCTTATCGTCCATAAACAAGTTTTCATACTGCTCAATCTCCTTAATCTGATAGATTAAGTTGTGCCCAATTAAGTTACGCTCTGGAATGATATAAGCTGTGTTGTATTCACGAGCGATTTCTACAAGAATTCTAGCAAATTCATTAATTGGTGTGCGATCAGATTTAAATTCAGCTACTTGCTCACCATTATAAAGATTGATTATCTGCGCCACCGAGGAGTCCAAGCCTCGACCAATAGAAGTATCCACGCCAATAACGTAATCATGATTAGGATTAGGAGCATTCCATATACGAAGACGGTTGTTATAGCGTGTTGAATAATCTTCATTGATTTGCTCTTTTAATTGTTTAAGTATTTCCCCATCTATAAATGTATCTCCAGTTCCAAGGAATTCAGCTTCGTATTCTTGAAGCCATTCTTTGTGACTAATAGATCCTCTTGTTTTAACTTCCCACTCATCTATACTAACTGGTGGGTCTTGTTCCATCAATTTCTCGTACATCTTTTCGTAACCTTGATGACGGAAATACTGTGGATGATCTTTCCAGTTGATATCAATAGCGTGGAATGAATTATCTCCCCGTATAGCCCCAGTGTATTGTTTGTGAAACCAATTACCTACACCATTAACAGTAGAAAGAGCGATAACCGAACCGCCAGTAGAAATGATTGGAAATGCAGCGGTCCAAATTGTATCAATGTTCTCAATAAATGCCGCTTCATCTAAAATCAACAACGAAGCAGCAGCGGAACGTCCTGATTGTTTTGATGAAGACTTAGATTTGATCTCTGACCCATTAGAAAATTGCATAGCATGGGCTGAGTCTTTAACAACTTTAGGCTTAAGCCATTCTGGAAGCTCGTCATAGGCAGTCTTAATTCTAGATAAAACTTCCATTGACGCATCATCATCCTTAGATAGAATAACCACTTTATAATGTGGTGTAAACATACACTTCCAAAGTGAGAAAGCAGCAACTAAGGTAGTGCATCCAGCCTGTCTAAACTTTCGGAGAATGTTAAATCTGTTAGATTTAAATTCATTTATAAGTTTACGTTGAAATGGATAAAGATCAAATTTTACAAGCCCAAAAATAGGGTGTACTACTTTAATATAATTACAAATAAAGTGTATCGGATCTTTCCTACATTTTTCAAATTCTACTTTAATTTTATTTAAATCCATCTATTATTCCAATATATGATATATGCTATAATATGTAGCAGGACTACTAAACCAAGTAAAACACTACCTAAATTACTTAATTATTTGATAGAATCAGGTATTAAGTATCATGTTTCATACGATGCTAACTCAATGTTTGAGGGCTATCAGGCTGGGTTAGATATCCTTAGTCCAGGCATGGAAGATATAGTAATAATGTGCCATGACGATATTGAGATATTGTCTGATCGCACCCTATTTAAGAAAATACTAGAAGAAAATCTTTCAAATAAAAATGTTGGATTTATAGGTCCAGCAGGAACTACATATCTCGGATCAAATGCTATCTGGTGGGACATTAATAGACGTACTACGGGGTTGCACAGCGGGTTTGTATTCCAAGGGGATAACTACAACACAATGACCCCTAATTATTTTGGCTCGTGTAGAAATGTTGTAGTATTAGATGGTTTGTTTCTAGCTGCTAGAAAAGAAACACTTGACCAGATTAGTCTTAAAAAACCAAAAGAATTTCCAACAAATTGGGACTTCTACGATCTATACTATACCCTCTCAGCCTACGAAAAAGGGTTCACTAACAAAACTGTACCAATTGTTATTTTACACAATTCAAATGGCTATATGAGAAATACTTGGGAAGAGAATCGTATAGCCTTCTGCAAAATGTTTAGACTCCCAGTAGGATGCAAATAATGTTTGAAATTTATTCTTTACTTGTGTTTATTCTCGCTTGCTATGGTGGGGCAGTATGTATTTGTTTTAGCAGGCTACTTCTACCGTTACGCCTTTGGTTAACTTACAAAACTTATCATATAGACGAGGAAGGAAAGATGACCTCGGCAGTACTTAGAAGTAACCCAGTGTTTACTTTACTTAGTAAATTAGTTCATTGCCCGTTGTGCGTTGGTTTTTGGTTAGGTATTCTATTTAGTGTCTTTCTTTATAGCCATTGTTACCATATAGCCAGTTTTAGCATTTCATGGTTGCGACTCACGGCTGCTAACCCCTTTATTTATATTTTCGATGGGTTTCTTGGAAGTTCCTCAGCATGGATATTGCACCTTCTCTTTCGCAATCGAATGGAAGGTGCTTAATTCAACATCCGCTAGAACAATGAGTGACAGGACGCAATCCGAACTGTAACTTTATTAGCATAAAATAATCCTCCTATAAGTATTTAGCCAAAACTATGTTTATTAAGTTATTTTTTTAATTTATTCTATAATTTAGCATGGAACAAAAGACTTACTTCCTTGATATTGATGGATGTATATTTAAGCATCACGACAATTTTTTAAATGGTATTCATACCGTAGAACCATTAGAGGGAGTGCAGGAAAAACTTCTTGAGTGGCATTGCCAAGGGGATAAAATTATATTGACCACCGGACGCCCAGGAACAACCAGAAAGTTCCTAGAGAATCATCTTTTCTTGAACGGAATTATATACGATCAATTAATTATGGATTGTGGCCCTGGGGTCCGAATCTTAATTAATGACATAGATCCAAAAAATCCTGATATTATAAAGGCTAAAGCCATAAATATAACTCGTAATTTAGGAATTGGAAAAATATAATGGAAACTTTTTACATACTTTTTACACTAGCTTGTATGTTTGTAATCTACGACGTAATAATGTACGGTAGATTTACTGAAATGGAAAAAAAAATAGATTACCTTGCAAGAAACTTATTTAAAACTGAATTAGATCTAAATAATAAGATAGAGAAAGTTCGTGAGGAACGTAAAGGATTACTATGACGAATAAAAATTGGAATACGACTAACGCCACAACCGAATACATTAATATCGACGGGGATCGTATCCCAGTTAACATTGAAGGCATTTTGTTCTTGAATAATAAGTATAAAGCTCTAGAATTGGACTATAGGAATCTACTGGAAGACATCCACGGGCTTGAGCACGAACTTAAATCCTGTAAGAATAATAATAATTTTAATAAATTTCAACAGGATTATTTTATTTTAGACAAAGACGGTGAATTATGACTAAGTATGGAAAAAATGATTTCCACGGAGATGATGACATTGGAAAGGACGAAGACGAGTTTGAGTTTATGGAAGAAGACCTTTACAAAGTTATAAGTAATATGAAAAACTGCTCCGATATGCTTATGGCCTGTGACACTGAGGAGCTTTGTGAACATTATAAAATGTTATTTCCTGCTGTCAATGGTGTATATGTAATATCCGAGTCCAGGCTTCAGCATCTCAATGCAGAAATGATTAACATTACTCTTCGGCAACTCGTCAAAAAGGACCTTGTAGAAATGTCTTGGTCGGAAATTAAAAATGACTTTGTTTTTTCTCTTAAAGAAGACGCAAGTGGACTCTAAAAAAGGAAAGCCAGTCGCATTCTTTGACTACGCTGCTATGAAGGAGGTAGTAAACCTCATAGTTAAAAATAACCCAGCGGCATCAAAGCTCCCTGTTACGTTTTTAGGAACTCCGCATGAGTATATAACCATGCAAATCATAAATTCCATAGAGTTTCTTTTGTCTAACTCAAAGGCATCAACCTCTGGAACCTTAGGATTCTATGTTATATCCCAGGACGAGTTTCAGTGCATTAATTCCATAACGGGGGAAACCGACAGATGCATTTCAATGAATATCGTATACGACCCATACTCTTGCTTTAATGATGAGTATGTTTTCTACCGAGATAAAAAAATGTGGCGCGACCTAGCTAAAGAATGAGAAAAAGATCATATAAGTTTATAACACACAACGGTCGCATTAAAGTTTATGTTGACGGTTATGTTATGTTTACTTTTAACCAGTTAGATTTTAAAGGTTATTACGCTTACAAAGACGATGAAAACCTCTACGGTTTAGACATCTACCTTATGAATGATAAAGGCAGTGCCACAATCATGGAAGTTTACTTCAAAACTAAGAAAACTTGGTTAGATATCCTAAAGTTGTTAGATAAGAATATGTAACTATGGATACAAATCAACCATTTGATCTGTGGATAGCATTCTTTCTAATTATAATGTATATTGTATACGATGCACTTTATGCAATATACTATATGTTCCTAGAAAAAAAGAAACCCCTCTCAGCCGCTAATACTGCCTCTGCTATGTATCTCATAGGAGCAATAGGAACCATAACCTTCGTTCATAACCCTTGGTATATTGCTTCAATCGCTATCGGATCTTTTTTAGGAACCTTCTTAGCTGTTAAATACTTACCTAATAAAATTAAATAAGGGACCCGTTGTGAAGAAATTTAATAAGGATGACATCAAGGTCGCTCTGATCCTCTTTTCAATACCTATCGTAATTCTCCTCGCAATTTATATTAGAAAATTTTCAGGAGATTTTTGGTACGGTCTATTCTTTGAATGATTATGGGACCCTATGGGACCCAAACTTAAATGTGAACTTTTAAGTAAGTATGGGACCCTAAGTTTTTTAGTTACATATTGGAATCAGGTTTTAATTAAAGGATCCCTTAAGTTTTTATTAAGTTTTATTAAGATAGGTCCTATGGATATGGGGATACGGCCATACCGTATGGGACCCTACGACGCGATTTTTTCCGGCGGGCCTATTGTTGAAAGTTTTACACGCTGATGTAATATATTATTCAACAAATGATACATCAGCAGCCTGAATCTAACCACTTGAGAATAAAGGAGTTACGGCGTGGTCGGGGCCCGGATCGCCCTAAGTCCTTATATTTCAAGGGGTTAGGACTGATCAGAACTCCTTGGTGTCGGTCTTGTGCAGATCCTTGATGGTGAACTTGATCTTGCGGCGAACCGCCAACAGGGAGCTTTCGGCGTTCCGCATCCCGTTCATCATCTCGTTGTAGAGAGTGCCCCGGTCGAAATCCGACACGCCGGGGATCTGCTTTGTGAGATCGAACAGGAAGGCGATGCTGGAATG